AGCTCCGTAGATCTGAGCAATCTGCCTGCAAGCAGGGTTTGAAGGCTTATAATCATGGATTGATTCATGCCTTGCACCGGCCTGGGGGAAGTCTGTTGTATCAGAGATACATGTTGTCTTAAGATCCGGATACAGTGTGTTAAACCATCCAATGAAATCCTTTGAAATGTTGAATCGGTTCCAACGATTGAAAACGAAGAGCATGGGCTTCTTACCCTTGTAAGGCTCAAGGATCTCAACCATCCTCATTAAAGGCTTTGCATCGGAGTTAGACATCATTGTGGGTACGATAATGAAGTCTGAAGCTTCAATCCACTTTGTAAGCTCATCCGGAAGTGATCCTGCAGTATCAACTATTGAGATCACTGCATCAGGATCCTCAGTTGTCTTATGAAGTGATGATCCCTGACCATCAAGATCATAAAAGTTGTAGGGGATACCATCACGCTCCAGAGCGAATGCAAGCTCATCCGCTATCAGAGTTTTTCCAACTCCTCCTTTTTGATTGCAAACTAATACTGATTTCATACCATTTTCCTCCTTTTGTTTAACAATTACACAATGATTGTGTAATGAGTGTGTAACGAATGTGTAAATTGATTATTACACACAAAACTCTGAAAATCAATAGAAAATGCATATATTTATCTTTTAATTTAAATATTGACCGAAGCGGTTAATGAAATTGTCAAAATAGTTAAATCATATTGATATGCGCATATGTGCGCTCTAATCAAATCAAATCCCTTATGATACCTTGAAATTAGGAAAAATCGTTAATGGACATGCGACTATGTCCAGTTTTTATGAGTGGGAGGTGTTTTATGAGTATTAGATGGTGGAAAGCAGCAGGGATAAGAGCCGTAAAAACATTCTTTCAGACATTTGTAGCCACAATCGGCACAAGCGCACTGATCGAGGATGTAAATTGGAAGATCGTATTATCGGCAGCAGCATTGGCATCAGTTTTAAGCCTGGCAACATCGCTTGCCGGACTTCCGGAGCTTGAAGAGGAGAAATAATTGCATGGAAATAGTTGAAGTCGATATCAAAGATCTAAAACCTTATAAGCATAATCCCAGGAATAACGATGATGCTGCGGCAGCAGTTGCCAGGAGCATAAAAGAATTTGGTTTTAAGGTACCAATTATCATTGATTCTAATAATGTTATTGTTGCAGGCCATACAAGATTAAAGGCCGCAATGCTTCTTAATCTTAAAAAGATACCTTGCATTGTAGCAGATGATTTATCAGATGATCAGATAAAAGCATTTAGGCTTGCAGATAATAAAGTCTCAGAGCTTGCAACATGGGATTTTGAAGCACTTGAAAAAGAGCTTGATGAGATCAAGGATTTAGATCTTGATTTTGATATGTCGGACTTCGGTTTTGAGCCTTCTGAAATTGGGGGGGTACTGAGCAAGTAGAAGAGCAGGATGAGGAGGAGGATCCTTATGATGATATCGAGAAGCTTGAAACGCATTACGGCGTACCGTATCAGGGGAATAAATCAAGGATAGCGGATATTATCATAAAGCTTCTTCCTCCTGGTAAAAGACTTGTAGATCTCTTCGGTGGAGGTGGAGCTATAACACACTGCGCTATGCTTTCCGGCAAATGGGATTCATTCCTTTATAACGATCTCAACGATATGATCACCGGATTATTTATAGATGCAGTATATGGCAAATATAAGGACGAACACAGAGTTATCACCAGGCAGGAATTTGATGATCTAAAGAACACCGATGCTTATGTGAAATATATTTGGAGCTTTGGCAATAACGGATCCGGATATCTTTGGGGAAAAGATATTGAAGAGATAAAGTGTACGGCTTGCCATTCTCTTGTAGATGAAACTTTACGCGAGAGAAGATTGGCTTATATGAAATTTGTGAAAACGCTCAAAAAGAACCTTTCTGATTACCGGCTTGAGCCGGTAGAAAGGCTGCAATCCCTGGAGCATTTGCAGGGATTGCAGCAGCTAGAGGCTTTGCAAAGGCTAGAGGCTTTGCAAAGGCTAGAGGTTTTGAATATAAGCTATGAGGATTATGAATACATCGAAGGCGATGTGGTTTATTGCGATATTCCTTATGAGCAAGCGAACAAAGGCAAGTGCAATGATTATGGTGTGAATTTTGATTCCTACAAATTCTATGAATGGGCAAAATCTAAGGATTATCCGGTTTTCTTTTCATCTTATGAGATTTCAGATGATAGCTTTTACAAAGTTAAAGTGAAAACCGTCCAGAGCCTTATAGGAGCTAACACAAACGGAAAATTGGTTAATGAATATCTTTACAGTAATAAACCAATAGAAACCGCATAACCATGCGGAAAATTTAATTTATAGCATTTTTAGGAGTGCATTGAAAAGGGGGTTAGGTATATGGGGAAGGCAGGGCGCAAAAATAAGTACGAAACCCACGTTAAGCCATACCTATCAAAAATACCAAATTGGTACTTAACAAAAACAGAAGCGCAGATCGCAACAAAGCTTGGAATATCACAAGCAGCATGGACTAATTATAAAAAGCAATATCCTGAGCTAATGGAATGCTTACAAAATAGCCAGGAAGATCTTATTGATGAGCTTAAAGGGATACTTAAGAAAAAAGCCCAGGGGTTTTATTATACCGAGAAAACAAAAACAGTAATCAAAGAAGGCGGAAAAGAATCAAAAAAGATTGAAGAAAAAGAAAAATATGCGCAGCCGGATACTGGAGCCATCCACCTGCTCCTCAAGAATTTGGATCCTGAGTGGCACAACGATGATAAACAGACAATGGATATCAAGCGGCAGCAGACTGAGATTATGAAACAAAGAGCGGATCAGGCGGAATGGTAGAGATAATTATTTTCATATTTTTCACTTTATCGATGTTTGAGATCATCTTTTCCAAATTCATGTAAAGAAGGGAAAAGAAAATGTCAAAAATAGAATCCACGCTCATGATTTTGCAGTTATGTTTAGCGGTCGGAAATCTGAGCATAATGATCTTTGCTTTATCAAAATTTATCAAGAAACCTCATGACAAGCTTATTGATAGAGTTGTATCTCTTGAGGTCAAGGTTGAAGAGCTCCAGGATTCACTTAAGCAGGGAAATGATCGCTTTCGTGAATATGGAAACAGATTTGAAAAGCAATATGATACAAATGAGGTCTTAATCAGAAGCATATTAGCTCTTATTGAGTTTGAGATGCAATACTGCATCGAAGAGAAAAAGGGGCTTTCAGATGGACTCAAAAATGCTAAGGCAGATCTGGAGAAGTTCCTCGCAAGAAAATATAAAGACCAGAATGCAATATAACTTAACTCAACTTAACGTTTGTTTAAGTTTTTAGCAAGTTACCGGCAAGTTACCGGCAAGTTAAAATTTACGAATGTATATTTAGTGTGTATCACATGTGTAAGGAGTACACAAGAATGAAAATCAATGAAGAAGGATTCAACCTCATAAAGAGTTATGAAGGATGCAGACTTATTGCTTACAAAGCGCTTCCATCAGAAAAATACTTCACGATTGGTTGGGGGCATTATGGATCAGATGTAAAAGAAGGCATGGTGATAAGCCAGGCAGCAGCAGATGAGCTTTTTAAAAAAGATCTTGAGCGCTTTGAAGGCTATGTTGATCACTATACGAAACATTTAAGTTTAAATGTAAATCAGTTTTCAGCTCTGGTCAGCTTTACATACAACTGCGGCGCCGGAAATCTTAAGAAGCTTGTTGAAGGAAGAAATACTCTGCAGATAGCAAACGCGATGTTAAATTTCAATCACGCAGGAGGAAAAGAACTTGCAGGACTTACCAGGAGAAGGATGACCGAGCGTGAATTGTTCTTAAAACCGGTGGAGGAAGAAAAAATGAAATATATCATCGGATCAGCAAGGATTGATGAGAACGGCAAAGCTTCGAATGGGGCAGCAGGTGATAATAAGCAGAAGAGCACTCCTGATTATGCCGGCGAAGTATCACTTCAGGCATTTTATGTGCATAGCAAAGGTTGGTATGTACTTAGGCCAAAGGATCCTTCAGTGGCAGAAGATTTAAGCTGCTTAATGAAAATATGCCGCAATAATCCTTGCATTGGTTATGATCAGCTCCAAAGGCTTGATATCTTAAAGCATGGAGTATATACGCAGCAGAAAACAGAATGCGATTGCAGCTCTTTAGTGCGTGCGATCATCATCGAAGCAACCGGAAAGGATCCTGGGAATTTCATTACAAGCAATGAAGCAGATAAGCTTGAAGCCTCAGGATTATTTGAGAAGCGCGTTAAATATACAAATGGAATGATTTTGTATGAAGGCGATGTGCTTGTTTCCTGCAGCAAAGGTCACACTGCCATCGTTTGCGAGGGTTACAAGCGTACTTCTAATCTTACAAATAATGATAAGGTTGTTAAGAAGAGCGGAGTTAAGCTCGATATAACGATGCCACTGATCAAGTCAGGATCCAAAGGATTAGCAGTTGCGATATGGAATTGCATCCTGGGCAATGTCTGCTATGTGACAGAGTTTGATGAAACGATGGAAAAACAGACAAGAGCCTTCCAGGAGAAGTACGGACTTGAAGTTGATGGAATTGTTGGGAAAAATTCATGGACTAAAGGTTTTGAGCAGGTATGAAGATTTGGTGCAGTGAAAAGGAAAAGGAGCAGCTCATCAGGATCCTTGCAAAGGACGAAGCTTCATGCGTGTTCAGTAATTATATCTGTTTCAGAGAGGATTGCGAGAAGTGCCTGGAGGAGCAGATCGAGTGGCATATCTTTAGGGAAAGAATTCATAAAAAGGATTAGTGAGCATGGGAAAATTTAATAATTTTGCACTTACACCATTAGAAGCACCATGCAGGAAATGTGATAAGCGGCAAATAAATTGCCATAGCACCTGCGATGGCTATAAGCAATTCAATAAGGCAAATGAAGCGCTGAGAGCTAAGAAGCTTCAGAAGATCCATATCTCGGATACTCTGAACCGTAACAAGCTTAATCGCTTCTCAAATATGAAAAGCAACGGATCCAAGCTTAAGCACGGCAGCAGGCGTGGAGCGTAATGGATACCTTACTAAGATTAAAGCTAGGCAGCAGCTATCCGGATAAGGAAAGCTTCGCCTAGGCAGCAGGCGGCATATGTTTAAAGATAGGTTTACCTTCTATCGTTCAAAGGAGTGGAGGAAGCTCCTTGATAGTTTAAAGAATGAAAGAGTTAATGATGATGGTCAGGTTATCTGCGAGTATTGCGGAAAACCAATTGTTAAAGCTTATGACATCATAGGCCATCATACAATCGAGCTTACTGAAGAGAATGTAAATGATTATGATATCAGTCTTAATCCTCAGAACATTAAGCTTGTGCATCACAGTTGTCACAATGTAATCCACAACAAGCTAGGTTATGCCAATAGAGAAGTCTACCTCGTTTATGGAGCACCATTATCCGGCAAGACTACATGGGTAAGAAGCAACATGACAGCCGGAGATCTGGTCATTGATATAGATTCCGTGTGGGAATGCATAAGTTTTCAACCGCGCTATCAAAAGCCTGGGCGATTAAAAAGCGTTGTGTTCGGAGTGAGAAACAATCTTCTTGATGCAGTTAAGTATCGGCTTGGCAAGTGGAACAATGCTTATGTTATCGGAGGATATCCGCTGCAGAGCGAGAGAGAGCGCATAGCAAGAGAGCTTGGAGCGCGTGAGGTATACATTGAAGCCACGCAGGAAGAGTGCTTAAAACGGCTTGAGCAGGCCGATGATGGCCGCGACAAAGCGGAGTGGGAAGGCTACATCCTCGAGTGGTTCGAACGGTATAACCCTCCCCATGACGCTTGAAAAGGAGCCGTGGTGGTAC